TAAGAACCATGCCCGATGGGCTTTATGTCGTAGTGGCTGATGGCAAACCAGTCACCCATCATAATTCGTATACCGACGCACAAAGGGTCTCGGACCATATGAATAGGTTAGAGGAACATAAACAAAAACAGAGTTTGCTATATAGTACTAAAATGAAATCAGAGTGAAAAACAAAATCAGATATTACAATATACAATATCTTAATATCTATTATTTCCGTTTCGCGACAACAAGTGTAGTTCTTCGGCGACGATTAGATTTCACTTGTTGCTTCTATTAAGCAGAGTTATATAATATAGATATGGCTAGAGCTAAAGTAACACACCGACTAAAACTAGAAGTGGTCGCTAATCCTAAAGTAAGTTTTGGATTGACACCCAAACAAGAAAAGTTTTGTAAAATCTACGCAACTCAGGAAGTAACCCAGACTGAGGCGGCGATTGAAGCAGGATACGCTAAGTCCAATGCTCATGCGATTGCTAGTAAGATGCTGAACGGCAGGGACTTCCCACAAATCTTGGATAGGATACATCAACTTAAGATTGAACTACAACAGAAGTATGAAGTTACTTTTGAAAGTCACGTTCGTAAACTATCACAAATACGAGACGATGCGATGGCTAACCAGAATTACGCATCTGCTGTCGCCGCTGAAAAGGCAAGAGGTCAGGCGGCTGGATTGTATATAGATAGAAAAGAAATATTACATGGACGGATTGACCAAATGAATCGTGATGAGGTTATGGATGAAATCAAACGTATTCAAGAAGAGTTCCCACAACTCGTGAATCATGTAGAATCTGAATCAAAAAAGTAAATAATCAGCAGATAAAAAAAGTACTCATTATGAGCAATTAGGTGTTTACAATGACGAACCCATGTAGTACTCTATAAGCATAACTTAAACAACAAATCTCGTAGAAAGGAGATTAAAATGGCTAAATCAGCTTTAAAGGTAAAGGCTCCTCAAAAGCCTATCACATTCACTGGTATTACTAGTTTATCAGCTGAGCGTATTAAATCCCGTGAGGGTGTTACAGTTGCAGATATCACTGCTTTTGTTCAGCAAAATGCTGGGGGTAATATCAACAATGTTGGTGTTCGTCTTGTTGAGGGTGTAAACGTCAAGGACAAGTTACCTTTTCCTTGGGAAAAACAAAAAACCTTATATGAGGAAAACGGTACTGCTAAATCCACCCTCCGTGCTAAGGTTGTCTGGCAACTAATTAATTGTCAGCAAGGTAAAGATCCTCTTACGTTAGCTATGGTGGATCAGTACCATAAATCAATTAAGGCAAGATCGTTCCATGCTTTAATTGACGCTCTTAACGGTGGACAGTCAGCCAAGTCAACTTCGTGGGGTAAAAACTTCGTAGAGTTATACGTTATCCCTAAACAATAACTATCAGCCCCCAGTTTTAGGACTGGGGGTTTTTTAGACCTAACAAAATGATTAAACCTGAAACTAAATTTTGGAACATAATTAAAAAACAGACCGAGGGAATGTGTCACTGGAGTAGGTTAGAATCTTACACGGCGACTGGAATACCTGACCTGAGTGGATGTTATAAGGGGAATGAAGCTTGGTTTGAATTAAAGGTTTTGACAACAAGAAACGACAAGAGTTACCCATCGTTTAGACCCTTGCAGATTGCTTGGCAGACCTTAAGAACTCAGCATGGAGGTCGGGTTTATAACTTGGTTCATCATCCTTCCTCCCAGAGCGTATTAATTATTGATGGAAAGAACCTTGGAGCGAGACTGATGGATGGTGACGTATCCTACGATGCGAAGCGACCGATCAACATGGATCAACAAGCATGGCAAGTCTTATTTTTTCAAATGTTCTCGGGACAGGATGGATGGATGGATTGAGGATTCTATTTGAATCATATATACATGTACCATCACATATACAGTAACATACTTGATTCCAATTGATTCACGGCGAGAAGTAGAAATCGTACGACACTTTTGTTATTGCTCTATTTAAATCATGCCCCATACTATTTAAATAATTAAACATTTAACAAGGAGTTTAACAATGAGTACAAGAGCAGTTTATCAATTTATGGACCGTGCGACAAACGAAGTAATTTTATTCTACAAGCATCATGACGGATATCCACACGGTTGGTTTGGAGCATTGGAGCGTATTAAAGCTGTCCTAGTGTTAGGTGCTTTTAGCGATTTAAAAGTAATTAAAAAAGTTATGTTGGAGGTCGGTGCTGAAGAGCTCAAGGATCAAATGGAAGCAGACCGCAGTGACCAACAACACCGATACAATGTGGTTATGGACGACGGACAAGTGACCCTTACCCATTACGATTGGCATCAGGACAAAGATAAATACCACTACATACTTGAGCACACTGGATGGAAACAAAGATGGATGGACGAAGCTGAATAACTCCGGAAAGTTGGAGGGTCCGCCCTCCTTCTTTTTTGACTGGGCGAACGGAGTCAATTTGATTCAGCCCGTTCAGACATGACAATCTTTTTATTGCTCTATACAAATCACAAGTAATAATAAAAACATAACTTAAACAAATAAGGAGCTAACAATGCAAACATTTAATTTTATTCTAGCGTGGGTATGCGTTCTACTGTCCCTAGCTTTTCTTGCTATGTGTATATTAACAATGGAGTGGCAACTCATACTATGTGGCATGGCAGTCACTTTTATTATGGTATTAACTTTGCACCACGAGCTGAGCCGATGATAATTTTATATGCAGTAGCAGTCCTGATGGCAGTACTTTTATTTGCCTGAGGGATTGCTACACATTGTCGCGTGCTCAATCATATGATGATAGCGTGGCATATATGTAAATCACAATCGCAATCAGCACCTGGGAAACTTAACAAGTTAAATAAATAATTAAAAAATTTTGTACTGTTTAAGGGCAATAACGCAATAACATAACATACGGAGTTTAACATGTTAAATACTTTTACAAATGTTACAAGTGCAGTAACACAAAAAAACGCACACACTTTAGTAGCCAATATGGTTGCATTTATTAACGCTAATGGTGGTGTACATAAGTGGGGCTTACAATTAAATAAAAACGCTTTTACTGCTAATGGCACATTGTTTGGTGGTGTTAATAGTAAAGGTACACTTTGGCAACCAATGGTTAAAGCACAACAAACACAAAATAGTGTAGCTGGTGCTATATTATGGGCTTGTGTAAATGGTGTTAACCAACAAGCTATTACAAAGCTTAAAGGCAAAACTACTTGCCCTAAGGTACACGCAACGCTTGTTAATATGGTTGTACCTAGCCAAGCTAAAATAATACCACTTAGCCAAATACAAGCTATTAGCCAATTAAGTGGTAGCAGTATTTTAGCAAACGCCAATAGCCAAAATGGTTGTAGGCAAAACGCACTTGGTGCAGTGCTTATAGGTAGCTTTAGCTACTTAGCTAAACACACATACGGTACTAACTTTGGTACACTAGTAGCCCTTAAATAGGGGCTACTGCTAGGGCTATGGCGTTACAACCATAGCCCATTTTTATTATATAGTTAGTTAACATGTTAACGGTCCCCCCCCTGACGGGGAGATATACATGTATGTGCGTCAGTGCATACATGTTCCGCACGAATCACAGCATATCAGAAAATTATTTGTACATGACCCCCCTTTTGTGTATATATGAACTCAGGTTCACTGTCCATGGAAAAATTTTTATAAAAAAATGACACAAGCCCCTTTAAACATTCCTGAAGAAAAACTACGACATTACTTAAAACTTATGGAAAAACAGAAGCAGTTGACTGAAGCTGAACAAGCTCGTAATGATTTTATGAAGTATGTTGGTGTTATATGGCAAGAGTTTATACAAGGTGAGCACCATAAGATAATGGCTAAAAAGTTTAATGATTTAGCTACTGGCAAAATAAAAAGACTTATTGTGAATATGCCACCGAGACATACAAAGTCAGAATTTGCAAGCTTTTTGTTACCGAGTTGGTTGATGGGACGTAACCCAAAGTTAAAGATAATACAAGCAACCCATACTGGTGAATTAGCTGTTAGGTTTGGACGTAAGGTAAGAAACCTTATGGCAGGAGAAGATTATGCCAAAGTATTCCCCGATGTTAAGTTACGGTCAGACAGCCTCGCGGCTGGACGTTGGGAAACAGACAAAGGTGGCGAATATTTCG